CATACAAGTATTTATTATTGCATTGTGGGTTTGCTAAAATGTAATTCTACTGTGATACTAGCATCGTTGTTCATTTTATAAGTCATAGAACCTTCAGTTTCAAAATCATCAATCAGATTTTCATCAGCTAGATAGTTTGCTAGTGCTTGAATCACTTGATCCATATCAAGTTTAATCGTTTTGTCAGCTTGTTCAGTGAGTTGTTTATTATTCATTATTGGTTCCTTCCTTTATCTCAACTATCAAAGGCGATGTTCCTTTAATTATTCTGTGATAAGTGTTGGCTGGTATTTCAACTGTATCACCTTCTTTCAGTGAAGTTGGCAGTTGATTGTCAAACTGTATCAACCAATTTTTACCTTCTACTACTAAAACTTGTCTGTGTTCTCTGTCTCTGTGCCATACTAGTTCTTGTGATTCAACTGATTCTGAAAACACACGTCTAATAATACCTTTGGCTAATTTTTTATCTGTGTAAGGTTTTACCACCACTGGCCACCTTTGACGCCTAGACTTTTATATCTTGGTGTACGACAAGCCCAGTAACCTGCTTTGGTTTTGTCATTTTTTTGTTTGCACTTGTGTCTAGCAACAAAACTTGCTACTGCACCTTTGTTACCAGTTTTGGTTTTTAATCCTGTAGTATCTCCCCAACTGACTTTTTTGATTTTGCCTGTTTTGGGATTTTTTACATACACATAAAACTTTTTACTACCACCACGTTTTGGCTTGTTTAATTCTACTTTTTTGCCTTGATACTCTGCTTCTTTGACCTGTTTGTTTTTGTTGTAGCAATCACAGTGTTTGCAATCAGGACCACATTCACAGTCTTTGACTGGTGCACCGCAACATTCTTTTGAACACATTTCTACACCATCTTTGTACCATGTTTCTTTTTCTTCAACAACAAAAGGCAAATCCAAAGGCAATTCACCTTCAGCAGTTTTTACTATTGCACCCAAATCAGTTTCTAGCAGTTCTGCATCTTGCCAATCAACATCTAGTTCACCAGCATTGTACATGTCTCTGGCTAGATTGAACATTTCAAAAAATGCAGTTGAACCTGATCTATATACTGTTTCTCTTAGTGGCACTTCATTGTCAAAGTGCCATTGTAAACCTTCAACAGCTTCTTTGCTCATACGCCATCCGCCGCCGGCTTTTTTATACTGCTTGGCCGCCCATGCATTGGCATAAGCCGAAGGATATACATCAAACTTTTTTTTGGCTTGAGATTTATAATAACTCCACTTCGAAGGATTGGTAGGTTTTGGAGATTTTTTCTCTGATAATAATTCTACAAGTTTCATAATACTATTTATGATATCCAGTATTCTCTTAGCTCTGGAAAATAATCAAATACATTTTTATTGTGTATTTTATCTAAACGACTGGTCATATCACAAAAAGCGATCCATTCATTTATATCTCCGGGTTGAGATAATTGTTTTATTGATAGATCTACTAAATTATCAAAAGCTGGATCATTATGTTTGATTTTTGATTTTTCTAACCGTTTTATTAGAACTTTTTTAAGTTCTGGGTGTGCATTATCTAGTCTTAAATAATATGGTGTGTATATATCACTAATAATAATATCTCTTTTCTTTAACGGTCTTTTTAGTATTTTAGCAAAATCTTTATATATGTCGTCTGCACGTAAACACTGAAACACCGTTGGTGAAACACTAAAACTTATCCGAGTATCTGGTATAGCATGAGAAAGAGCAATTACTCCAGTAGTTGCTTGTTCCCAGTTACCATTCTGTCGAAAATATTCATAAAAGTTTTCACTAGCATCTAAACTCAAACATAACCACAACTTTCCAAACCCTGATAATAGTTTTTTTAAATCATAATTTTTAAAACGATTTGTTATTATACCATTTGTTGTTACCGAAAACTCAATTCTTTTTTTATACTCAGGGTATTGATCTATTTGCTCAAGAAATTGATAAAGCTCTTTTTGAAAGAAAGGTTCTCCGCCAGTAAATTCTAAATAAAATAAAAGATCAGAATCTTGCTTAAAAATATCTGCATCAATCTGTTCTTTTATAAATTCTATCCAATCACTAATTGATATTTTTTTTGAAAGTGATATATCATTCGAGTCATCATGACTATAATAAGGATTTTCGCCTAATTTATCAATAATATTACTCCATTGAGTGCTGTATTCAGAACTACAATGTCTACATGCTAAATTGCAACTGCTTCTAAATCTTAACTCTAAATTTATAATATTTTTTATACTTCCGTCTGGATTCATATTGTTTTTTAACCAATTGGTAGTAGTTTCAGAAAGTCCTTCAATTGCTCGTGTCCTTGCTGATTTTCCGCTAATCTTTTCATTGCTAATACATGATAAACAGTTGTCATCCTTTGGCCATTTGCCACTTGCAAGATCTAATCTTGTTTGATTCATTGGTGGATTATTTAACAAATCATAAATTGTGTCATATTCTTTAACAAAATTTTTATTTTTACTTTTAAAACACAATGCCGGTCTATTATGTTTTACATTTAAGGATCCTGTAGCATAAGGACAAAACTTACTCATTAATCCACTCCCAAAGTTCTAAATTTACATCTTTTAGTTTTGTATTTCTAATCTTATCCATAGCAGTTGTAAACTGTGTTAACTTGTTTTGAAATTTTTTTTGACTTTGACTATCTGCAGATACATTTTCTAAAATACCAACTAACTCTTTTTTTATCTGTGGAATTTTTGAACTTTGAATTCTTTTAATACATTCAGTTAATTGTGGTTTAGTTAAACAATTTCTAGGATCTAAAATTTCTGGATCATAAACATATGCAACAACAACATTATGATTTAAGTTCATATCTAATAGCCATTCTTCAAAATCTAAAACTTTATTAATGTTATAGACATTATTTGCCATATGTATTCTAGTCCATATGTTAGAATGTTCTTTAGCAATTTCTTGCCATTTTTTTATATTTTTTTGTAAAGTATTCCAATTTAATCCTGTTCTAACATATTCTGCTAATTTATCTACAGCTTCTACACTTATTCTCAATTCAACTTCTTTAAATCTAGATAAAAGTTCAACAATTCTTTTATTAGGAATAACACTAGCATTGGTACTTATTTCTATTTTTATATTAGACAATGTAGATTTTTCATGTAATAGTTCAATAAACTGCTCCCAATGTCTCATCATAAATGGCTCTCCACCAAAAACTCCTACTTCAAGCAAGTCAGTTAAATCTTGTTTTTCAAGTTGTCCAATAACCCACTTCTCATAGTTAAAAGTATCAAACTCATTCATTTTAAATGTAGAGTATCCGTAGTAGTCAAACAAATTATATACTGGTTGATTTTTAAATTTTTCCATTTCAGGAATATCTTTGTTCCAAGATGTGCTGAATTTTGGAACACAGTATCTACATTTAAAATTACAAAAATTTCCAAAAGCAATACCTAAAAGTTGTATTTTACCTGGTTGTTTTATTTTATTACCATATAAACTATTACTACCAATTCTCATACTTCTTTTTTGAGATTTTTCTTCACTGGCACAAATTCTGCAGACACTGTCTTTCAATTTTTGATAATTATATTTTTGTTCACTTAACTTTGAAACATGTTCTGATATTAACTCAGAACTAATACTTAAATTTTGTAAATATTGATCTTGTTCTAAACTATGGAAAGAAATCTTATCATGCTTGGCCCGGCAACAACTTTTGATATTGGAAATTTTGCCTTCTTTATCTTTAGGACTTATATATAGGCCATTTGTTAGCCAAACACAGTTATTATTCATTATTATTATCCGTTATTATGTATTATGTTTAATAATAAACTTATTTATTTAGACTGTCTACCACTTTTCATGTTAGCACACCAATGATACATTTTAGCACGTTCACCACTGGATTTTTTTGCTTTTGTTCTCAAACTTGTAACTGATCCTTTGCAACTGGCACCTGCACGTTTTACACGCCCTGGTCTGCTTTTGCCTTTTACTTTACCGTCAGCAAAGTTTTCTACTAGCTCAGCAAATCTCATTTTTTTCTACCGGAGCAGTGTGCTTTTTGTGAAAAACCTTTTGGGTTGCTACAGTTAATAGCATCTTTGTATTTTTTGCTCCATTTTTCAAGCAATTCTAAATTGTGTTGTATTGCTTCTAGTCTTTCTTTGACCGGAGGCATATAATGATTTTTTCTGCCTTTGGTTAATAAAGGTAAAGTTTTCCAAGTTTTAAACCAGTCTAGTGTGCCTGGTTTTGAATTCTTTTTCATTTTTTGCCACTTTTTAGTTCCTGGCAATGTTGTCAAACTTAATTTTCCATCTTGGTTTTGAAATTTTAACTCATCTGATTCTAGCACATTGATTAACTTTTTTGTTTTTTGTCCACTTTGTAACTTTGGTGGTACACCATCTTTGGTTACATTGAATCCCATTTTTGCTGATTGTTTTTTGATAGCATCAACACCTACATCTACTGTGGTGTTAATTCCTTTAACAACTCTGCCACCATGCTCAACCATAGTGCCTGTGTTGACTGCTTGGTTAACTTTGGCAACTAGTTCAGGTGTCCACTCGTTGTGTTTTTCCATGTATTGCTGAACCAGTTTTAATGCTGTAGAAATTTTTGAAACTGAATCTTGATTTGCTTGATATCTTATGCCAATACCATTTTTGGCTTGCCATCTTTCTATGTTGCTTGGTTTGTCATCTATTAATATATTTGGTGCTCCGGTGGTTTTATCTTTAGCATAACTTTCTTTTCTGCCTGTGATAATAATATCTTTAGGATCAAACCCGTGCTCTTTGAGCCAAGCAATTTTATGCTTTTTGGAATTTTCATGATCATTTCTCAGCGGAGAACTGCATATGTTCCATGTGCCACCGGTAAAAGATTTCACTGCGGAAATCAATTGATTGGCTGTAGGAAATACTGGTAGTGTAGAAAAGAAATCAGTGCCGGCAATTGCTGTGATACTGTCTTCAACATCAAATTTGCCGCCTGGTGCTTTCCAATGGTCTACACCTCTAAACTTTGCAAGAGCAGAAAAAAAGTCAGCAATAACACCATCCATGTCAACATAAACCAATGGCTTGTTCTGTATATCTTCTTTTACTGTTTCAGGATTTTTATCCCAAGAGCCTGTTTTTCTATATTGCTGTAATCTGTCTTTGACTTTTTGATTTAGATTTGGTTCAATTTTTTCTGGTGGACGTTTTTTAACTGTGTAAGTTTTAGGTCGTGTTGTAGCAAATCCTAAAACTTCTGTTATACCCATACCAGCTCTAACATCGTTGTACATTTCTTTAGCAGAACTTTGATCAACAACACCTCTTTTAAAGCCTGGCTGTGTTTTACCATTTTTGTCTTTCCAATCTTCAAATTTTCCTTCAGCGGCAAGTTTCTTTAGTTTACTTGCACTCATACCAGCAACACCTTCTGCATCAGGATCTCTTTCTCCAGCACTGACTACTTTGATACTATCAAATTTAAAATCTTTTCCGTTGTATTTTGGTAAAAATTCTTGAAACTGTCCAACTCTATCTGATCCGACAACCATTATCACATGCGAATAGCCTTTTTTTTCTAAGGCTTGCAATGCTCCTATTATATTAGTAACGCCCGGATCTCCTATCTGCACTCCTGTAAAACTCTGTTTAGCATATTTGAGTTTTTGCTGAAATGATAAAGGGTCAGTCTTTGGTTTTTGTGTATGGCTCAAAAACACATAAGGTTTTCCTGGTTGACGTTTGATCATGTCAACAAGTTTAGCATGACCCACAGTAGGTGGGTTCATTCTACCAAATGTAAAAACTGCTGTGTTTAAATCAGTGGCTTTCATGTATGTCCTTGTCTCTTATAATGTTATTTATTATAAGTAAGGTATTGCTCATACAACTGTTCTGCTGATATATTTTTGCATTTTGTTTCTGTTTGTATATCAAAATTTTCACCAAAACTCAAAGCCCAATCGTTAACTGCTTTGTTAGGTAATAGATCACTGTGTGCTCTTAGTTTTTGCTTTTTACAGCCTCGATCAAGTAGTTCACGCATGTTATACATTTCATTGTGTAACCTGTTGCCAAGTTCTGCTGGTGCAAGTGCTTCGTCTCTGCTGTAAGAATAATGCAACGATGGACGTTGTCCTCGCCATGAATCAATTACTCTTTTGACTCTGTCATCTGTAGGATCAATGTATTCTTCAGCTCTAATCCAGTGATGATGTATATCTAACACCAATGCAAGATCATTAGCAAGTTCAAGTGTGCTTTCAAGACCCCAGCCCATTTCATCATTTTCAATTGTGATAAGATTACGTGCTTCAGGACTCAATCTAGGTAGTACTTTACGAATACCTTCAGGACCTTGTTTGCCCGAAATGTGTACATTCAGTTTACAGCCATCTTGAAATGTTTTACCAAATCCCATCCATCTGGCCATGTCTGCATGATATTCAAATTCAAGAATACTGCGTTCAACAATTTCAGGTGTAGCACTGGCCAATACACAAAACTGACCAGGATGAAAACTCACTTTGACATCTAAATGTCTTGCTGTTTCACCTACTGGTGCAAAAATCTTTGCTAAATGATCTTGAATGTTTGGCTGTTGCCACCAATCAATCCAATTAGGTTCAGTATAACCTTGTAGCATTTCTGAACCTAATCTAACCATTCTACGTTCAGGTGGTAGTGATCCAACCCGCTCAACCATTTTACGAGCCGCAGTTGCATTGTGATTCATAATATCCCATTGACGTTGCTCAGCATCATTAGGATGTTCTCTAAGCCAACGCATTGTGGTTGATCTACCATTGAGTTCTCTGTCTTTGGCATTTATCTTCATGCCTTTGGATTCAGAAACGTCATTGATCCACTTACAGCAGAAACCAATACGTTTAATTACTGAGGATTTTTCTGTAGACATTTTGTACTCCAACTGTTTGTCGCCAACAATCAAATAGTGCATGATGGTGTTGTGCTTTTGGCATTTCGGGATCTGCTAAATCAAATATGGTTCTAGTATCTCTTAAATTATAAAACATCCATGGTGCACCTTTGTTTAATCTTTTAAAAATCTGTTCACATATCACAGTGTCAAATGCTACTCCTTGTGCCCAGAAATATTTTCCAGGCAAACAGAACTTGTAAAAATCTGTCATCACTTGTTCAATTGGATATCGTTCTTGTTCAGAAAATGCTTCTGCTTTGACATCATCATTTTGCTGAGCCCACCATGCCAGTGTGTCATCATCAATCTTTAATCCAATTGCTGAGCCCGATTCAGGATCAATTCTACGATAAAATACTTGAGAGATTGGAAAATTACCCCATTGCCAGTCTCTGTAATCAGCACGAGTGTCAAACTTTAATGCTCCAATTGTGAGAACGTTAGAATCAATGGTGGTGCCAAGAGTTTCCAAATCAATCATAATATGCTGAGTCATATAAATATTATAACACTATTTTAAAATTAGTCAAGTTCAATTATGCATAAAAAAAATATAACTTATAAAACATTTGAAATAAAAGATTCTACTAAAGAAATTTGGAAAGAAGGCGATGAAACTTATCAAAATTGCACATCTAATTGGAGTGCCGGTGACAATCAAGATCGCTGGGAAGAAAATATAAGTAATTCAGATACTAAAAAACTGCTTGATGATCTTGGGTGGACAGAAAACAATATAACATATAAATTCAACGAGTACGGATATCGAAGTGACAGTTTTAACCAGTCTTGTGATATAGCATTTGCTGGCTGTAGTATGACATTTGGCGAAGGAGTGCCTTTGGAAAAATCATGGCCATATATGGTCGCTAATCAAATAAGTGCTAATTATCATAATTTAGCAGTAAACGGAAGTGATTGGAGTCATATGGTACAACGAGTTTTTTCATGGATTGATACTATAAAACCAAAATGTCTAATTGTATTAAGTCCTCCTATTGAAAGATTTTCTTGGAAAAATAAAAACAAAGACTATATAAGCATTAACACTATAACAAGAAAACATGTTAGAAAAATAAAAAAATCAAATAAATTGTTATTTTCAACATATCAGAGAAATAAAATAAGAGATAACCTAACACTACTTGAAATAGTTGAAAACGAAGTAAATTATAACTGGTGGGCAACAAGCTATTACTTGTTATTAAAACTGTTATGTAAAGAAAAAAATATCAAACTTTTTGCTTTTGAAAAACAACCATTAATAATAAGCAATGGCACTTTTTGTTATTGTGACGAAAAAGGTAGAGACTTACAACACGACGGCATTGACGAACACCAAAAAATTAGCCAATATGTGATTGATCAAATTAATCTAAATCGCCTTCTTGGATAGTACCTTGAAAATTGTTAAATTTATAGCGATTTTGTAGTTCAGATGCTTGAGCTGTCATTTCTAAAAAATAATCCCCATCAATTGCCTTATCAAGTGTTTCATACACAGTTTTACCTTCTTGTATTGACAGTTCTCTTGTGATTGGCATTTGATAGCAATGGTAACCCATAGATTCATGATAAGACACATTATAGTCAGTTTCTACACCATCTGATGTGATAACTTTGTTTTCAGTATACAAATCCGAAGGTAGAATTGTTGCTAGTGTGTCAAACAAACTTTCAAGTGATTCTTCTGACAATGGTGATTCAAATTTTAATGTTATAGCATTCATTATAGTTATTTATTTAAAATAATTTCGTATGCTGGCGTTAAACAAACTCTATTAACACCATTTTCTCGTTTGAATCTATCCCATTCTTTGTTCTGTGTTGTAGCAACTAAACAAGAATCACTAGGTACTAAATCAAACTGTTTGCATATTTTTTCTTGTACGCTTTTATATTGTTGACTTTTAGCAAAAACTGAGCTGTGTTGTGTTACTTGATTGAATACATCAATAATGGCAGGATTAAAGTATCCAGCACCTTGAATTTCTTTTTGTAAAGGTTCTTCTTTTCTAGAAAAACGAATACCAGATCTAAGTAAATTTAAACCATATGGTTTAGAACAACTCCAAAAAACCTGCTGAACATTTTCATACATCTCAATCTTGTGCTCAGCTGTTGTTCCAACAAATGCTAAATCTAAATAAATTGGACATTGCAGTCTTATACCAACTTCATCATATCTTTTATCAAAGTTACCTGTAGCACTAAAAGGATTGCTCATATACAATGGCATATGAGGTATTAGATCTATTACATTATCAGCAACATGATTTGGTTGCTTTAATATAGTAGGATATCTGTATTCTCCAGTAAACACCTGGTAATGTTTTGTTTTTGCAAGAAAACAATCAATACTTTCATGTATTCCATTTGTTGGATAAGCATATTTAAATTCACTTAGATCTACTACAGGTTCTAAGTATTTTCTCACTTGCTGTTGGCATACTTCCCATAATTTGTTTTTTCTTTTTTCAATAGATATATTGCTTTGATCAGTGCTTTGTACATAATCACTTAGTTTGTTGGTTAAATTTGCAGTTATTTGCTTATCAATTGGCGAATGAATGGCTTTACTTACACCAAAATCTTTATTTGTAATATCAATCATTTTAGTGAATTATGTTTCCTTCTTTTAGTGCCAATTGTGAATCAAGTTGTTTTCCATTGTGCTGATAATAGACAACATTTTTCTTTGGTTTCCATTTGTAATTTTGATCTTGTAAATTGATACTGTAAAAATACTGCAAGTAATCTGCTTTTGGTGAAACTTTAAATAAGCAATCTGGTTCTAGTTTTAGATTTGTGTACCACTCTGTTTGTGTCCATTTTTTGAAAGCAGGATCAATCATTTTTTTCTTACGTTGATACAATGCGTTAATGGCTCTGTTTTTAACATCTACTGTGATGTACAGTATTTTATATCCGTGTTCTCTTGCCCAAGCAATTTGATGATCAGCAACCATAAGCCCGCAGTGTGTATGACGCCATGGCTTTAATATATGATAACGACAAACTCTGGCCGCAACATCTTCATCTCCAGTGTAGTGCGATGGCTCTACTGCTGAAATTGATATTAACTTGTTGCCAGCAAATACCATCCAGGTTTTTATGTCTGGGTTGTCTGGATCATACTTGTCATACGCAAGACTTTCATTGCCTTCTAAAAAGGTCTGTTCTCTAAACTCTTCAATTTGATTTTTATAACTAATATCGTAAACTTTTACTTCAAGTTTTTCCATTTGTTATTCCAATCAATATATTTTTGTTGCCACTTATTACTTGTGCTGTTGTCATATGACAAATAACGCTGTATAATTTCTGCATCTTGCTTGTAAAACTCTTCATTGTCTGGTACTACATTTTTCCAACTGTTATTAAAACATTTTGTATAAACAACATTAGCACCAAGTTTGACTAGGATTTCTTTTGTTGCAGGAAAATGCCTGTTACCACCTTCTTTAAAACTTGGTGTAAAAGTCAACAACAATGTTACACAGTTACTGAAAGGATACTGTGTACCTAAGTTAGAATTCATATAACCTTTTACTACTAACCAGTCTAAAAAGTTTTTAAATGCGGCACCCATTTGTCCAGTCATTTCTGGTACAGCAAACACAAACTGATTGTATTCGTATAACTTTGTAATAAGTTTATCTACTTCTTGTGGTACTACCCCATCTGATGCATTTGAGTTTATTACCGGTATGTCATAGTTCGCCAAACTGTCTACATCAAATACACAGTGTTTGCTTAGTAATTGTAATCCTCTATAATTGATGCTGTCAGGTGAGGCACTGCCACTTAATGCGATTGTTTTTGTCATTGCTATATCCTAACATCCATAACAACTCTGTGACCTAACCACATATCTAAATCAAACTCATACCAGTCATGATCAAAATTTTTATAATAAGTAAGATCAATTGTTTCATGTGCATTGTCTTTGTGTACATGAGTCTGTTCTTTTAACGTTTCTTGTATAATAACTCTTTTTGGTTTGTAATAATCTACAAGTCTATCAAACAAGTCTGTATGATATCCTGACTCAGCATAAAATTCTTCATGACATGGCTGACAGTAAATCAATACTCCACTCATAATTAGTGTGTCAACTGCAAAATTAACTTTTAGCACTTGTTCATCATTCCATGTTCCTACACGATATTCTACATTAGAATGATCCTTCCAATCTTGTACTGCTTTTGCAATTGGCAAAGGTGAAGTATCAAAACCCATATAATTATAATTTTTATAACCTCTTTTGTAAATTAAATGATTTACCATGCCCATTCTACAACCAATATCAACAATACCTGTACAGTTGTTATCAACAATTATATCTGCTTGTTTATTAAAAATTGGCCTTGCTACCATTGAATCTAAATAGTTCATATCTTCTACAAGATATTCTTTTTTCATTTTAACTTTCCAAGTAACCGGTTTACCTTGATACTCAGGCCATAAAATATTTTTTGTCATACAGAGCAAACCTCATCAATAGAAATCACTGGAATATCTTTTTGTTCAATTCGATTTTGTGGTATATTTGGATAGCCTGTTATGGCTCTTTTGTTACCTTTTGATAGTAGATTTCCAGAATGTGATATTTGAGTGTTATTTAAAACTATTATATCTCCGGTAGTGTAAACAACTTCATCAAATACTTTTCCTGCTGTGTCATGAAAACGTAAATTAAAATCTCCTTCTAAGTTGATAAATGCACATATTCTAGCAGTAACATTATCAAAACTTTGTTTTTTTACCGGATCAATATGAGGTTCTAACACTGTTGTTGACTTACGCCAATCCCATAAAAAAAAGTAATCCATAAATGTACAATTTACATATTTTTCAAAAATGTCTTTTATATCAGTTGGCAAGTCTAAAATATTTTTATGATATGTGGGAGATAGTGGAAATGAAGTATAATCAGAAACCTGCGACTGATCAAGATCATAAGTGTCTAAAGGATACAGTGTATCTAGTCTATCAACTAGATTTGGTATATCAATGTCAGTTTTTATAATTTTATAATATGTTGGCATTAATAATTTACCATACCCAACTTACAAATGTGTATCTTACTCCTTTGGTTATTTCTGTAACTCTATGAGGATACAAAAAATTACTAGGAAAGAATATAACTTCACCTTTATCTAAGTAGTAGTTTTCTTTATCCCAAAATCTTAAATAACCACCTTCGTAATCACCACTTAAACTTCCTACCATTGAAACTGTTGGTATACCTTTTCTTTTACCATCAAACACATGTCTTACATGATCACAGTGTTCAGTCATATCATTGGTTTGATGATATTTTATAAACTTAGGATCAGTAAAACCTCTGTAATAATCATACCATGGTAAGTCTTTTAAATGTTCTTTTACATAATAATCTAAACCAGTTTTTAAACTAGATCTTACTTTTTCTAATGTTTTTTGATTTTGTAATAGAGCTAAACTGTAATTTTCTTCTAGCCCGGTAAAATCTTTGTTGTTAAACAGATCATTCCAGTCAACACTTAAAGTTGACCCTGCAAGTCCGTCAGTTTGTTTTTTAGTATCTTCATAAGCATTTACTTCATCTTTAGGAAATGCTTTCCATGTGCTTTCATCATCAAGCATGTTTCGAACTTCATCACAAACGTCGTCATCAATAAATTTTGCTTTGTAAACATAATGCTCGATATTATGATTCATTATTATTCTCCAATCTTTGCATAATCACTTGCTAGTCTCCATAGCAATCTATTATTGTCTAGAACTGGTGTTCTACGATGTAAACTTGTAAATTGATCCATCATTAACAAATCACCTTCTTTAAAAATATGATGATATTGATATTTTGATCTAAAGATTATTGGTTTTAAACGCTCAATCATTTTTTCATGATCAATTAATTTTTTATCTTCCCAGGCTTTTATGATAAAATGATAAGGAAAATAAAAATAATATTCTCCAGTGTGCGGATGCTGATCTACCAATTTACGAATACTGCCTTTGTTTTTGCTCATAAACTCTAGTTCAGGATCATCATCTTCCAAATCGTATATGGTATTATTTTTGAATTTTAGTCTAATATTAATTGATTTCCAATACTCTTGTTCATCTTTAGACAAGTCATAAAATGGCATACTGGTATGACACACACTGAGTGTGGTATTAATATCTTCTTTGACACAATATAAACTGATTAAAATTTTATCAATCAAGTGTCTCGAATTACCATTTGAATGCCAACCTAATTCAGTATCTCCAAACATACCAATTTTGTTTCCGTCTTTGTCACGTTTACCTGTTACTAAAAACAGTTCTGGATGATCTTTCGGATTCATAAACAAACCAGGCGCTTCACAATCGCCAAACCGTTTCTGCATCAAAACAATCTGTGATTCAGTAAATTTTTGATCATAAAAAACAGCAACACCTTGTTTTTGAATTTGCGTTGCAATTTCTTTTAATCTCTGATCAGATACTTCTAATATGTTTTCTGTACTCTTAAAAGGTGTTATCATGCTGTTTCCTTATTTTACAGTTTCAAGTGTTTGAATATCTTCTTGTGTTGGCAGTGAAAACATCAATGCAATTCTATCTTCAGTGCCTCTATGTTCAACTGAGTGTTTTAGTCCAACGTTTAAAAAGTATGCTGAACCATCAGATGGCATTTGATATTCTTCTTCTACACCTCTACGCCATATTTTGTTATAAACATTTTCTGTACCTTGAATTGGCACAATAATTCTTATTGCATATTCAGGACCATAGTCAATGTGAGGAGTGAGATATTTGCCTGCTCTAATTCTTGACAGTCTAACTCTGATAGGCGTTGCATTAAATTGCCCTTCAATTGCTTCTTTTAGATAAGAATTTTGATAAATTGGTAAAGGATGATGCCAATTGTGTTCATTCATTGGCGCCGGTAATCCTTCAAGTCTACGAGTTTTTGTTCTGTACTTTTGTGTCTTTGATACTCCCAACGACTCGCTGTTTGCTGTAATCTTACATTCTTCTCTTAATTGTGTTAAATCCAATACATCATTTAAAGATTGTTCGTAGTAAGTTAAATTGATTTGATCAAAATGATGATAGTTATCTGAAGCAAGATCTTCATGTACAGCACACAGACCTCTGTTTGCCTGATACACATTAACCCATTCTTCATTCAAACGTTTTACTTCTTGTCTAAGTTTTTCAATGTCAAATTTAATACCTGGAATAGGTGCTACACTTGGTAATTGATATTTTGTTCTTGTTTCCATTGTCTTCATCCTTCTGCATTATTATATATGTATTATAATGCACATGCAATCATTTTCTTAATAAAGGTACCACGTATTTTCCACCCACATCCCATGGACCAAGTATTAATCTACTAACATCATCATGATGATTATCGTGATATCCTTCTCCCCACATGATCATATTGCTTATAAAATCAATAGTAGTTGGTTCTGCTTCTTTACCATTGTGGCCAAAATAGTTTAGATAAGTCAAAAAGAACCATGCATGAGTAAAATTAAATGCCATCCACACAACCAACCAAGGATTAATCAATGCATGAAGTACTACTGCCGCACTGTAAAGTTTCCAATAGTGTTTGGTTGTAAACACAGCATCTCTTTTACGTAAAAATCTTCTCATAGGTATAGCACCACTTGGTGTTTGATATCTACCCATCAGCATCTTCCACCAACCTAGATGTTTAGGTGAGTGTGTGTCTAGTTCAGTATCACTGTACTTGTGATGATTTAGATGTGCAACAACATTATGTCCCGGAGGTCCTACTGCACTTATTACAGTTGATGCCAATAATATTTTTCTACCTATCCAACTTGGTTCAAACTGATCATGGCACAACCATCT